TATCGGCTCTAGGGGTTGAAATTCCCTTTATTGACAGATTTGTCAAGAAAAATATTGATAAGGATAAATTTAATCTTACCGAGGAGGAAGAAAAAAATGATTAATTTTAAACTACGTTTGCAAAACAAAGCTACTTTGGTAGCTCTTATCTCAGCAGTTTTCTTGATGTTGCAACAATTCGGGCTTGAAATCCCACATAACATTCAAGAGGGGGTAAATACATTCGTTGTGATTTTGGTAATTTTGGGTATTGTTACCGACCCAACAACTAAGGGTGTCGGAGACAGTGAGCGTGCATTAAACTATAACCACCCTCGTGAGGACTAGCTTATGGCTAAACTCATGACCTCTATCAACCAAGTAGAAGGTGGTGACATTCTCAAGTCTGGGGATGTTACCTCAGTCTTTGGTTTTGAAATTCTAGGGGCTGATGGCAAACGCATGGAGCTGTCCGGAACTGGCAAGCTCACACTGTCAAACGATGAAACCGTGGCATTGTACCAAGATGTAACCGTTGAGAACGGACATTTTACCTTTGTCATGGGCGATGTCGTAGAGCCAGGCACATACTACCTCGAAGTTAAACTAAACGGGCATATTTTCCCATCAAACAATTTCAAGGTAAAAGTTAAGAGCTCACTTAACATTGACGGTGTGATTCCATCAAAAAAAGACCCTAAATTAAAACTGTTAGCGGATGAATTGCGAGATTCTGGGTTAATTAGCGGTAGCGATACCACTGAAGACCTCGTAAATGTCTACAATCTAGCTAAAATTTGAAAGGATAATTAAATGAGTAAATTACATGATTTCGCCCAAGCTGTGGGTGCTGATATCAAAGAAATTAAAACCACGCTATCTGGTAAGGCTGATAAGGGTTCGGAAGGTGTGACTGAAGAACGTTTGACACAAGCTATCACGCAAGCTAAAACTGACCTTATTGGTGGGGCTCCTGAAGAGCTTGATACACTTAAAGAACTTGCTGATAAAATTGCCGCTGGTGGTGGTAATACCGATAGCGGTATCATCTCGAAAATGACCGAATTGGGAACTCGTCTCGACACAATCGAGCAAGAAGACCTTGTGAGTGTTTATAATACTGCTAAAAACACCCTCTAAGGAGGTTGAATTATGAGCAATTTAAGCAAGGCCATTGAAGCCATTGGCCGCGATATCGGTGAAATTAAAGGGAAACAATCTTCATCCTTGTCTATCAGTCAAGCGTATGGGTTATTTCCAACATATAACAACTTTTTCCTACAGGTTTTAGAGCAAAATAAATTTGCGGAAGACCCACTTGTAACAAAATCTCAATTACCAACAAGCGAAATTGATGAATTAAAGAAAAAAGTTGATAATCTTGTAAGTCAAGGTTCCCGTCAACTTTTGGCTGATAAAATTAATGGTTCTGCTTGGTACTGGAATAATAATGCTCTTGGGAAAATTGATTCTGGAGATTGGGCAAGATACCCAGAAGTAACGCTTAAAAAAGGTGAAACGTATTATCTTTTCAAAGCTCGTGGTTTTTTTACATATACTATGTCTTTGGACAAAAAGCGTCTCATCAAGAAGTTCACCGAAACTGATACCTTGTTCACAGGCGAGTACGTTCCGCCAGAAGATTGTATTCTTGTTGTTTCGTACAATCCGAAGAACGATAGGGAAGAACCCAAAGTATTTGTAGGAACAGAAAACGAGAATAGAACCGACTATACTGTTAAAAAAGATGGAACTGGCGATTTCAGAACGCTCGTTGAAGCTATAAAGGCTACTGGTTCGGGATCTAAAGAAAAACCAAAAACTATCTATATCTATTCTGGTGAATATGACATTCTACAAGAACTCGGTGGGGATAGTTTCCTTAACACTGTTAAGACTGTTAATAGCGAGCGACAAGGTATTGAAGTTCCAGACTATGTCAATATTGTAGGCATTGGCGACGTTCGTCTTAAAATGGATGTTCCAGACGACAAGACCACACGGGAAACATCAACCTGCATTAGTGTTTTGAACGTGTGGCGACACAATACGATTAAGAATATCAAGATTACTGTCCGCAATACCCGTTACGCAGTCCATGATGAAACTAATAACCAGTACGCAAACAACGATATGAAATATATCGATTGCTACTTCGAACATCTAGGGAACAAGGCGGGTGTTTGGAACTCAACACAAGCCTATGCTGCCGGTATGGGTTCGGGTGGCAATTACCACTTTGAAAACTGTACATTCAAGTCAAACATATTACCATTTTCAATGCACGATAATTTTAATGTCGAGTCGAATCGAGTGAAGATTACTAAATGTACTTTCATTACGGGAAGCGGAGAAGATGCCATCCGTTTCGGGTCTTATGGCACGGGTGCTAAAAAATCAATCGTAACTATTGAAAACTGTAACATTGACAAGTCAGTGAAATCTTTTGAAGAAGTCGGTAATTCTCAACACGGCAATCATTTTCAAATTTCTGGTGGTGGTAATACAATTGTGCCTTATGTCAACATCAATAGTGCGGGACGTAAGGAACGTGTCGAGTTTGCGGATGAAGTCAGAACGCTGGGTAATTCAAGCAGTACAAAAATCACAGTCGGAACACCAGTTAAATTGGTCGGGACTTCCGTTCAACCACTCGGAAACAACGAACCATGGTTGTTTTATGGTGTAGCTCTTGACGATATTCCACAATGGTCTAGAGGGGTGATTAAGTACGCTGGTTACATTGCTAAAGATGATACTGGCATCAGCTCACTGTCAATGGGGCAACGCATTGGCTTGGTCAATGGTCAATTAGCAGCGGTGGATTCTAACGACTTCATAGCTTATGCCACAGACGGCAATAATATTTTATTAAAATAAGAAAGGAGACCTATGACATCTAAAACACAGTTATTAAACACGCTTGAGAGCTTAGTCAATCAACGTGTCACTGTTCCTACCAATCCGTATGGTGGGCAGTGTGCAGCTCTGATCGACTACGTTTTACAGTATGCGGGTTTATTTAACCTCGATTTCAGCTACATGAACGCCATTGATGGCTTAAGTCGTGCTGAAAGTCTAGGCTTAAAAGTCACACGTTTTAACGGTGCTAACAATCCACCAGTAGGCAGTGTGTGGGTAACTAATTGCTTGCCATACCATCAATTTGGGCATATCGGCTTCGTGGTCGCTGAAAACCCAGACGGAACAGTTACCACAATCGAGCAGAATATTGACGGCAACGGTGACGCTTTGTATAACGGCGGGTGGACTCGCAAGGTTACTAGAAATCTTGATAGCGCTGGTAATTTCAGCTATATCGACTGGAATGCACCAAGTCAGCAAATGGTTGGATGGTTTGAATTGCCATTCGATGGCATGACTGAAAATGCCTATTTTATCGATGTATCAGCTTACCAACCGGGAGACTTGACTGGTATCTGTCAAGCGTCCGGAACTAACAATACAGTTATCAAAGTAACCGAGGGCGTGGGCTGGGTTAGCCCAGTAGTAGCTCAACAAACTAACACAAGTAATTGTATTGGTTACTATCACTTCGCTCGTTTTGGTGGCGATGTGGCAACGGCACAAGCTGAAGCGAATTACTTTATCAGTAATCTGCCATCACACCCACGCTATTTGGTTTGTGATTACGAAGATGGGGCAAGCGGTGATAAACAAGCGAACACTAATGCAGTATTGGCATTTATGGATATCTGCAAAGCAAACGGCTTTGAACCTATCTATTACAGTTACAAGCCTTATACACTGGCTAATGTGTATATAGATCAAATCACTGCTAGATACCCTAACAGCTTATGGATTGCAGCGTATCCGGATTATGAGGTACGCCCAGAGCCATATTGGGGCGTGTATCCAAACATGGAACACACACGCTGGTGGCAGTTTACATCAACCGGCTTAGCTGGTGGATTGGATAAAAATGTTGTTATCATCAATGACGGTGATAGTTTAGTAAATAAGAAAAAGGAAGAAGATATTATGAATTTTGTAGTACGAAGTGACAGTGGGAATCAAGGCTGGGTAGCAGTCGTTAACGGTCGTGTGTTTGGTATCGGCTCAATGGGCACAGTGGACGCCCTCGAAGCGACCGGAGCTAAACGTTTGCAATTGGATGATGCAGACTTTGAGCGTTTCCTATACAGTCAATCAAACGACGCCGAAGCGGTTTCTAAGGCAATCAATGAAGCTAGCGCCTCAGTAGTTAAGGCTATTGAAGAACGTGCACAAGCTACACAAGGCCAAACTGGAAAATAGACCACGAAAACTAAAAAATGAAAAGGAGTATATCACCTCCCCTCACACTGCAATAGGGATATCATGGCGGTAGTGGTCGAAGCCTCAGCATTGTGCTGGGGCTTTTTT